ATGTCTAATTGTCAGCAAGTTAAAAGTTACACACCTCCGGTGCTGCACACCGGCAAAGACTGGTACATTGACTTCTATGCCTTCTGTCCGGCCACCGGAGCCATGAAGCGCAAGAAATTCAAGCTCAACTACATTGATTCAATCAAGGAAAGGCGGAAGTATGCCAAGGACTTCATGAACCGCATATCGGAAAAGCTGGCTGTCGGCTGGAACCCTTGGATAGAGCAGGAGTCCGGCTCCGCATACATGCTCTTCAGCGAAGTCATAGACCGGTACCGCACATTCCTTGCAAAGATGCTGCGCGACGGACGCTACCGTCAGGAAACAATCAAGTCGTATTCCTCCTACCTCCGGAATATGGAAACGTTCAACGAGGAGAAGAAAGTGCCCATCACCTATATCTACCAGTTCGACAAGGATTTCTGTGTCCTGCTTCTGGACGAGGTCTACATCACAAGGGACAATACCGCCTTTACCCGTGACAATTACCTGGGATTCCTGAAATCCTTCTCCACCTTCTGTCTGAGCCACAACTACATCACCAAGAACCCGACCGAAGGCATCAGCAGCCTTGGACGGCGCGGAAAGAAGAAGATAAGGTGTGTCATCGAGGAGGACAAGCTGCAGAAGATACATGGCTATCTGCTCGAGAAGAACCCGTACATGCTGCTGGCGAGCTATATCCTGTATTACTGCTTCATACGCCCGGCAGAAATGACACGCCTCAAACTGAAAAACATCAGTCTGGCCAGACAGACCATCTTTGTCGAGGACACCATATCCAAGAACCGGAAGGACGGCACCATCACGCTGCCAACAAAGGTCATCCATCTCATGCTCGACCTGAAAATATTCGACTACCCGGGAGACTACTACCTGTTCTCGGACGGACTGAAGCCGGGAAAAAGGGAACGGACCGAGAAGATGTTCCGTGACTGGTGGGCACGGCATGTACGGAAAGACCTGAAGCTGTCGGCAAAGTACAAGTTCTATTCATTGAAGGATACCGGAATAACCAACATGCTCCGGCATTATGACGTATTGAGCGTACGTGACCAGGCACGACATAGCAGCATCCTCATGACGGACATATATACACCGCACGATATTCAGGAAGCGAATAGCCTGATAAAGAATTACGATGGTATATTTTAAAAAAAAGCCCCTACTCTCACGAGCAAGGACTTCAAAAATAAAAAAAATGTCCGGTTAATGTGTTTATGGCTTCTCATACAGCACCCAATACGGCTGTCCTGCCAGGTACTCCACATGGTATCTGGCATCAGTCAGCTGCTTGGCCAGCTCCATCGGAGCGACATCGACGATATTCGACAACTCGTACACCAGTTCGACTGTGGTTTTATAGCACTTCTGCGAAGTGGCACCGATAGGCGAATAGTTATGGCCGATAAAATCGGCTATGGCTTTTTGCCGTTCGGCTTGTTTTTTCTTCTGTTCATCTTCCTCTGAATTCTGAGCATTATCATTGTATGCCCGAAAACCTATTTTCCTATGATTGTTCATGATCACTGCCCTCCTCCTTTTTTAAATAATTAGTAAGGAACTTGTTAAATCGCACCAGTTCCTCATAGCCTATATCATTAATCTCACCATCACAGTTGCGTGCATACAATTGATATCTCACCGAATTGGTACCTCCACTACCTGTATCCACAGTCTTGGTGATAAAGAATTCATCATTCATGCCTCACCTCCTTTCTGTTCCAGCATATTTGCCTTCTCACTGAACTGATAAACGGAACGTACCTTGCAAATACCGAGAAAGAATACCGTGTCGGGGCATCCACCACTTATGACATGAGCCTCGATACGTATGGTACGGTCATTGTCAATCAGGCTGGCAGTGTATTGCATACGTTTCATCTTCGGATGTTCGGCATTGATGTGGCTGATCACATCACCTATTTCATGCTTGAGTGCATCCAGGGAAAGTTCATCCTTGATAAGAACGTTTTTATACTTCTCTACATAATCAATAACCTTTTTCCATGCCCGGTTCTTGGGGGAATAGGTCTGCAGATGGTAAACAAAGAACATCATGCTTTGCCTCCTTTCTCATTAAAGGTGATGTTGACTGTCCCACCATTGACATAGATGGAAATGGATTTGTCACTACGTGCTGCACGGATACGTTTACGTCCGGCGCACAGTTCAATACCCAGCTGGGCAAACAGTTCTTGAACCTTCTCTGCGGATACATAGCGTCCGCGAGCGCTTTGAGATTGTTTTGTCATAATGAAACGCTATTTAAATAAAACAATATATTGAATAATACAATGCTCCAATAAAGACGGGAAGGGAGCTTTCTCCAAAAAATCAGAAAACCTATCAAAAAAGAAAGTTCCGCTTTCCCGTTGCGTTTCACCTTGACAAGGCAGTGGGTGCATTAACACTCCACACGGGGGTCGGAACTATATGATACCATTGGGCATAAAAAATGCCAACGGCAAAAGTTGGCGAACAGTCTCGCCTTGTCAAAATGAAACGCACCACAAAGATGAGAGTTTATTTTGAAATGGCAAAAGAAAAGCGGAGATTTTTTGTTTCTCCGCTTTTAATGTCACATTAAAAAGTTATACTGGCAGACAACCCACCTGGTGATGCTGACATTTTCAAGTATTTACCAGCCAACCATTCATAACGCAAACTCGAAGCATACAGAATGACAGCAGCCGCTCCAAAAATGACACTGGTTCCGGCAACGGCCACTTCATAGTCTTTGCTGTTATTGAAGAACCAGATTCCTCCACTGACGGCCGCACATGCTAAGGACGCTGTTTTGAATCGGGAAGATTTAAGCATCATGTGCCCAGCTTCAAATTGTGGATTTCTCACATCCTTTCTTAATTTTAACGACTGCATAAAAGTCATTGGCTGTTTCTCGGCATTTGAATTCTGTCCGTTGATTCTCTCTCGATGTCCTGGAGGTATTTGCCTCTCGGTTGTTTCTGTGTTTCTACGATTTTCACGTCTCATTTCCGGACGTTCTTGTGCTAAAACAGTGTTTGCCACTAAGGACAGAACACAGATTAAAAATAAAACTCGTTTCATATTCAATTATTTATAGTATTTTTGCCAAAAAGAAAGTTATCATGAAATATACCGATAAAGATATACAGCAAGCCATAGAGCTTTCACAATATGCAGCCAATAAATGCTCTGAATTAGAGGATTACTCCATAGAGATGGAAGAACAGCTGTTTCGTTTACAACGGAAATGCAGTTTAATCAGAACATTGCAGATAACCACTCCCATAAGTTTGCTAATTGGTCTTTTGTTAGGACTCCTAATATAAAACCCACCGCTCCCCAAACAGCGCTGGCAATATTGATATAGTTTCCCCACAATGTCGTTTTCTTTATCCTGCTATCCAGCTCGTTTTCTTTTTCCTTCATCTCCAAATATTTGGCAAACCCCATTTTTACAGCTTTCTTGCCTTCGCGGGTCAAACAAATAGATTCAGTTTTTCCTTGTGCAGTAGAAATTAATCCTTCTGAATCTATTTCCGTTATAACTTGCGTTATACGTTCCATATTATAACCTTTTTTCCGAAATTTCTCTTTAATATCCTTAGGATGAATAATGGTTTGTTCTGATATATATGTCAGAACGAAATCTTCCAATGAATTCATATCTAAAAAATCAATTCCTTATGCCGCGCGCCCACCGGAACCACCCGGAACCCGATTGAGTACGGGTTGCACGGCATAAGGAATTGAAACGTTTGGTTTATATTGGGCACTGCAAAGGTGTTAATTCTATTTCACATATCCAACAAAGAGATACAAAAAAGGCTTCCAACCCGTGGAAGCCCTCCTAATTGTCATTAAAAACCTTACGGTCTCGCGATTGACCGAGAAGTATCTTTCAATCCATTATCGGAATTTACATCATGCCAAGTGCACCTGGCTTATGTCATTCAGAAAGCCATGCAATGCGCTTTCTATTTTTTCAACCTGAGCTTTACGTGGTTTTTTCAAACCTGATGCGTAATGTCCCAAGAGTTTCTGGTTGACCCCCGTTATACGCTCCAGTGCAGCCTTGGTAAAAATACCGCTATAATATTGGAGGAACGACTGTACATCAAAAGTCCATTCTACGGATATTTCTCCCTGTAATTCTTTAGGGACTGTAGAATTATGTTTTTTATACAGTTCAATGGAGGTAAGAAGATTCTCTTTTGTTTCCTGCACAGTTTCACCCTCTCCATAGATACCAGGAACATTGTCAGCCCACGCACCGAACAAGTCCGGTCCTTTTTCAATTGTCACTTTAAGTTTTCCCATAATAAAATCCTCCTTTCAAACATATAGAGAAAAGGGGGAGCTTATTCAAGCTCCATATCCCTGATAATTTTCTTTCTTAGTCCTTCACCCATTTCTTTGGCACCATGGTAGGGCACCGGGTATCTGATACCGTTCTTGTCTTCATAAATCCGATGGCTCCCGTCTCCTTCACCTTTTATCCAGTGCCATCCTCTTTTCTTTCCACGTTTCAGTATCTGACTATGAAATTCTCTTGATTTAACCATATCTTAGTTGTTTCAATGATGCAAAGGTAGTAAAAATTCTACTTTACGCAAATAAAAAGAGCTTTTTTATTCTATCCGATAAAAAGTCCCCTTCAGTACCTTGCTTAATCCATCGACATCTATTTCCGTCTCAATCTTCTCGCACAAATACTGCTTGTTGCCTATAAGAAACACCTTATTCACATCTGGCAGCTTATTGGCTTGGAACTGGATTGTGTAAGGAATATTGGAGTGAAACAGACTGAGTGTCGACAACCGATGTCCGACACTGTCCGGACAAACATCGTTCAAGCTTAGGGAATACGGAAGGAAGTCCGTGAGCTGTGCTCCGGTCTTCTGCTGGTAGTCCGTAAAAGGATAGGCATAATCATAGGCATGTGTCTGACCGCTGTAAGTTACGTTCTGCCGGTTGAACTTGCCGGTATTGACAGCCACTTCCATGTGCCCGTTTTTTTCCTGCTTCTCCTTCAGTTCCACGTCACCGTTTATGGCTTCCTGGACATTGAAGCGCTCCTGCTTGGCAACAGTAGCCTGGTAGCCCACCGCGGGTATGTTCAATACCATGGAGGTGTACGGACGGGACAAATCGTAATCAGCTACAGAGCCATACACGCCGACATTGAACTGAATAATTTTAGCCGGGACGATTCCGAGTGAGGTCTCTACATCGGACGATTCCGGGTCACGGATTAAATCCGCATACAAATTGACTTCACGCAGCGTATTCTTATCATTTTCATTGTAGTTGATATAATACCGTTTGCCAACAATAAAGATTGTACTTTTCTTGTCACTGTCACCCATTCCGTTGTATGCGGCCAGCATTGCATCGTAAGAATCATATTCTTGTTTGTATGCAGCCTTTATGATGTCCCTTTCAATTCGCAGATAGCCGTCATCCGTATGGGAAGGCAGATTGTAGCCCACATTGCCAGTGCCCAAGTCTTTCTCATTCTTTTCATCTTCAATATCCACAGTGAACTCCCGTAGCAGGGAAGATGCAGGAATTATCTCCTTTCCGGATTCTGTAAAATAATCGTTAAGCCCTACGAGATTCACCACTTTGGTGCGTTCGTTGACCACTGTAACCGCACAAAGGAATTTCTCCAGTTCATCAAAGAATTCGGAAACAGTCCAGTGCGGCAATGCGGCGGCCACCCGGTTGCTGCTTACCGCGCTGCATACATAAACGTTCCGCAAGAAATTGTTATCAAAGAAGGAGGTATCGAACGTATAGTCAAAATGCTCCACTATTCTCTTGATGACTGTCAAAAGGTATGGCTGTACACATCGACGGCCATAATAGGGGCAAAGGGTAAAATTGTTCGTGCCGAACTCATAGATTGCATCGTTCTGAAGGTTCTCCCATTTGGCTTCCTGATAGAACACCGGCAACCATACAGCTTCAATGTCGTCCACCGAACCGTAGTAGTTCACCATATTGGCAGGTGGCTGGAAACGGTTCTGATTGTTGTTCGGCCAACTGATTGTACCTAAATCAAGTTCGTCAATATACAGATCATCATTCGTCAGCAGATTAAATTCCGCATTACCCGATACGAGTTGTACCTTAACCAGTGCATCTTCTACTGAGAGTAAAACCGCACTGCCGTAAAGCAGGCATCTGGCGTCAACGATGAGTGTGGCCGGAAGGATAGTCTTTTTTTTCGTCACATCCAGTCTGTTCACGTGCTTGAATATGGCATGATTGGCAGGCATGGGGAGTTCTATGTCCAAGGAATAATTGGAACTGCGGGTGAAATACGGATTCTCGGAGGTGAACGTGATGTTGAACCCTTCAGGAAGGGCGGCCAACTGCCCGTCAATGTATAATTCTGTCATTGCTTGTTGCGTGATTTATTGTTGTTCAACTTCTGATACTCTTTCTGAGCCTGGTTGATACCCCGTTTGCCGGTAACATAAGTTTCCGCTACCAGCGGATCATCCAGCCTGTTTTTAAGCTTCCGCAATACGCGGGTACATTCTATCAGCATCGCCACCATAGCCGGATCATTGGTCGTCGTTGTGGCGCTGGCAGCGGGTGCCTTGGCAGGTACGGTACGTGTATTCTTTCCGGAACCTGCCACAGCTGCTATGTCTTCAGCTGTCAGATTACCGACATTACCGCTACGCTGTGCCACGTCAATGGCGTCGAATATCGGTCGCAGATTCGGATTGGCGACAGCGAAACGGTTGGCGACAAACTCGTTGGAATGAACGATGCCTTGTGGCTGGTCCCAGTCGCCGGGACTGGTATAGCCACCAGTGTAGAAGTTGCCGACCATCCCTTTTACTACAGCAAAAGCCGCTTTGATGGCAGCTACTTGGGCAGCTGCTTTTGCGGCACCGATAAAGGAAAGTGGAGCTGTTGCCGCCAAATTTTTTGCAGTGATTTCCAGTATGGAGATCTCAATAACACGTTCCAAAGCATCCAGTGCCATCATAATGGTTTCACGTAAGAAATTCTTCAGCGAAAGTTCGCCAGTGGCAATCATTTCACCAATCGTTTCTCCGAAGTCGGAAGCGATATCCGTCACCAGAGAGGCATATTGCCTATGCATTTCCATGGTTTTGTCGTACTTCTCTTTCTCGGCATCGGTCTGGGCTTCGGCCTGCTCCTTCTGTATCTCCGTACTTTGTTCCTCAGTCAGTCGGTAGTTGTGAAGCAAATCATTCCAATACCGTTTCCGAATCTCGTTCATCTCCTGGGAGAAATCCTCCTCGGAAGTCAGGTTCCTATAATGATAGGAAGCTGCTTCTTCCAATTCGATACGGAGTTGTTTCTGACGAACTGAAAGGCGTTCTTTGGCAATCTTGTCTGATGCTTTCTGACGCTCCTTTTCTGTCTTTTCATCCTGTTTTTTACATTCTTCATTGAACTTGATTTGTGCCTCCAGCATCTTTACCTGCAACTTCTCACGTTCATGCGGCTCCAGCCCCATTATCGCCAATTTCTCATCCAAAGTCTTTTTCTCCAAATCTATCTGAAGGGCAGTATATTCCTCGTTAGTCTGGATTTCTCCCTCAAGATAAAGCTTCTGGAGATGGGTGAGCTGTTGCATGTGGTTAGTCTCTATATCCTCCAATTCCTTGCTGACACGTTTTTTCCGCTCTTCTTCAGATTCAGAACCTCCACCACTGCCACCGTTTCCGGTAATTGTTGGAGAATCTGGAGTAATAGTCTTGTATTTATCGTTGATGGCAAGCAACTGGGAGGTATAATCCTGCATCATCTGTTCGTAATACCGAACGTTATCGTCAAGACGTTTTTTCTGGGTAGCCCATACGCGGTATGCAGTGGGTGATATCCCGTTGACTGCTGCAAGTTCCTCAACGGACTTGTCCATATTGATGGGGTCATTTATCTCCCATTCGAGATTTTTAAATTTCATGGCATCGGAACCGTTCTCCTGAATCCATTCTGACCTTTGTGCCAGGGCTTCTTGTAATTTGGCATTGGCCGCTTGCTGTTTGGCTGTGAGCAACAGCTTTTCTACATAACCGTCCAGCGCTTGCGTGTTGTTGTTGATAAGCACCCCCTCTTCCGTCAATGAAGCATGATATTCCGGAACAATGGACTGAATATCTTCTAATGCAGCCTTCCGTTTTTCATATGGTTCTTTAGAATCCTCAAGCACTTTCCGTAAAGCATCCAGCTTATTTTTTTCTTCGCTAATGCTTTTTTCAGCCTCTCTATTCATAACCACCAGTTCCTTTTGCCTACGTGCTGCAGCAGAAGTACGCTGAGTGTAGATATACAGTCCTGTTGCTGCGGCTGCAACGGTTGTGGCAATAGCAACAAAAGGATTTAATCCTAATACCGCCCATGCTGCCCGTGCCGCTTTAGTTGCGGCAGAGAAGCGGAAGGTTAAAGTCTCCAGCGCAGCTCGGAAAAGTAGTGTACTTGCTGCCACTGTCCGGGTTACGATATTATGAGAGCGCATCTGTAATATCAACCTGCCTATTGCCTTGTAATCTCCTGCCAATGCGTCGTTCAAAGCAGTGGTGGCTACCCGGTAAGCCGTTTGGATGGCGATTCCTGCTCGTAAGACTAAGTTGTAAGTAGTATGATAAAGAGATATGAACTTTAATGTGGTATAATAAGCTGCCAGAGGAACCGTTAGTGTTATTACTGTTGTGCCCCATTTTTTGCACCAGTCAATCAATCCCGGCAAATACTTGAGCACATTGGTCAGCATATTTGTACTCACCGTCAGAGCCGGATTCAACTTTTCGCCAAGGTCAATGGCTGCCAGCTTCATCTTATTGCGTGCCTGCTCCAGTTTGGCCTGTGCAGTATCACTGTTTATGGCCGCCTGCTCATACGCCACATTGGTACCGGTGACGGCAGCGGTGAAGTCTTTCACCATCTCCGTGTTCTGAAGGATTACGGATGCGGTATTATAGCCTTCCTCCCCGAACATCTTCTTGATGGCGCCTGCGTCCATGTTCTTGTTCTTCAGATTCTCCAGTGCCTTATCCAACCCGACGATTTTAGGATTGGTCTCGTCCGCTCCGGTCTGAAGAACCAGAAAGAATTTCTTCAATCCCGTTCCGGCCACTTCATCCTTTATACCCCGATAGGCGAGCGTTTCAATCAATGCGACCGTCTGTTCAATGGGAACTTTGGCCGAAGCCGCTGCGGTACCTGCATTCCGGATAGCCTTTGCCTGGCTTGCGATATTGGCGGAACCTGCCTGGGAACCGGCAGCCAATACATTGGTAAACCGTCCAGCCTGGTCTGCCGCTGCCCCATATTGGTTGAGTGATAAAGTAAGTGAATCAACCGCTTCGTTCAGGGTGATGTCTTTGGCTGCCGCCTGCAATCGCATGGCTTCCTTCGTAACAGCCTTGAGCGCTTCCTTGTCTCCAAGCAGTTCCGGCTTGGCCGAACCGACCAGCATGAACGCATCCAGGATTTCGGCTGCCGACTGGCGGACACGCAAGCCATCTTTTGTCATGGTGGTGGAAAGCGTCTTGGCCTGCCCGGTCAACCAGGCAATGCTATCATCATCAAGTCCGGTCAAGGCTTTCAGCCCGGCCTGGGACTCCTCCAACTTGTTGCGTTCGTCTCTGATGGCGCGCAAGGCAAGGGTAAAACCGGTCAGGAAACCTATTACGGACAAGATAACTCCACCGAAACGGTTGAACCAGTCTACCATACTGCCAATACTGACAGTCGCTTTCTTGGTTTCGGTGGTGATGCCTTTTATCTCCTGGCGATGCCGTTTTAAAATCCCCTGAAGATGCTGTATCTTCGCCATGGTGCGGTTGTATTCCTCAGAGCCGCGTGTCATTTCCTTAATGTCACGCTGGAGACGTTTCATCTCCAAATCAATGGAATTGATGTCATTCTTAATTTCCTTGCCATCGATGTACAAGTAGACACCTCTTTTGACAGTCTTGTCACTTTTTGCCATAACGTTTTTCGATTGTTATTTTATCAAACTTCTGAAGCACATTCTTGAGTGCCTGGTCACCGTAATACTCTCCGGATAAATCAGCCAGTGATTCGATGTTATCCACAATGGGAGGGTCTAACCAGGGTAGGGGACTTCGCCGGATAACGGCATAGTGTTCATCAACGGTACGCATGCGCCGGATGCGATATTCAGAAACACGTAGAGAACGCAGTTCCTGACGTTTCTTCTTATCGCTCCATGCCGAATGTCCCTTCATTATAATTCCGTTCTTGACGATATATCCACGCCCGGCGCCATATTCCCGGTACGCACCATACCGGGCAAAGCGGAAACCCAGACCGACATAAGCCGGTCCACCTTCACGGTCTTTCAGCCAACGGGATTGCAGTTCCCTACGCAATCTGCCGGTTGCGTGTGTCCGTTGTAGAATATTTACGGAGGTATTCCTGACTTTCCACGTCCAGTTCTCAACTCCTCGATTGAATTTCTCGGAGGTCATTAAACTCTTTTCTTCAGTTATTGCCATAAAAAAGCCTTTAGTTTCGGACACAAAACTAAAGGCTGAAAAGAGTGGAAAAAAGGACAAGAATTCAACGGACAGAGAACTTGAAATCATTGACCCGGTTCAGCCATCCTTTCCGGAATACAAGCTGCGACGGGTCCCTTTTACAGATTTCTTCAATAAACCGGATTCTGTCTGTCTTGATAGCTTCGAACAGCTGCCGTTGGTTGGCCAGATTGATACTTGCAACCGTCTGAGGACCTACGATGCCGTCTACATTGATTTGCAGTAGTTGTTGTACCCTTGTGATACCGGGACGTCCGGAGGCCCACACCCAATCCACACAGATGTTCGCAATGGACTGGTTGTGTATGAAGTCCGCTTGGTAACGGTCCCAATAATACTTCTTGAAAACATGAAAAACGTCATCCGGAGTAATCATGCGTAAATCATCCGCATCAATGTCTCCGTCACCATCCTTGTCATAACCACATGATTTCCACGTAGACAAGGTTATCCCCATATTGGTTTTGCCACCTTTGTCATTTTTGTGGTCACTCCATCCGCCTTCCCATTTGCGGATGACCTTGAATAAGATTTCTGCTTTTGCCATAAATAAAGTTTATTTGTATTATCATTCTGTATATTCGGAGATTGGTTTTATCGTCCATCCAGACCATCCTCCAGCCGCTTGATAAGTCGAAACCAGATTATCCTGCACATACACGATTCCCGGAACTCCGTCAAGCAACCAGCCCTGCCAAGGTATATAAGTGTCCGAATACAACAGTACCGCCTGCAAACCCGTACACCCTTGAAACACCTTCATAGAAAACACCGCATCCCCCCTGACAACAACCTTCTGAAGTGCCGTCGCACCGGAAAATGCCGAGGTGCCGAATGAGACAGTCCTTGCCGGAGTGTCAATATCGATAAGCCCCGCGTTTATGAATGCACCATTCCCAATCACCGCAAGAGTATCAGGGAGGGGCAGGTGTCGCAATGATGCACATCCGTAGAAACCGTCATTCTTGATATTTGTAATCCCCTCATTCAGTACGACAGAAGACAGTTGCGCACAATTCTTGAAGCAGCCGGTAGGAATTTCCGTAATGCCGGGAGGGAATTCGACGCTTTGCAATGAACTCGCTTCAAAAGCATAATTACTCAATGAAGTTACGCCTGTAAAATATTTGAACTCATCAAAAGTAGTGACCGTTTTTCGTGCAAACACTGTTCCTATACTTTCTACAGCGGCAGCTTCCGCATAGCTGATTTTTCCATCACCGTCCGTATCCCAGTTGGCTACGCAGATACTTTCCACGGCATCATCCGCAAACCGGATATAATCACCGGAAGGAACCGAGTATCTTATACTGGCAGAAAGTACACCCGTCTGGCTCTTCCCGTCGGACAACTGCAGATAAATGACCTTCTCACCCGCACCGGTATCCTGCAGCGCATAGCTGATTGCACCGGAAGGAACCGGAAGCCAGGCTCCAGTGGGTGCCGCACCTTCACCGACACGGTACATCGTAGGCGTGCCTTCGCACTCGTAGGTGATGCTCAACTCGCTGTTGTCAGTCGATTCCGCACCTCCATTAACCATTACAGACCGCAGAATCAAAGGCAGGGTATCACTCTTGTATATGCCCATAAACGGCCCGGCATGGTAGATATTGTCGAACCAATTCTTATAGCCCCGGAAATCGAACGGGGAAAGGCCGTTCTGCCCGGCAAATATCAACGGGGAATTGAAGTTCGGCTGATAGTTGGAATTGGCACTGTCCGCTATCTTCAATGCCAGGTCTATGGCGTCATAGTCTTCCTCTCCCTCAAGATAATAATTGCCGGAACCGGTAAAACTGTACGGCAGCTCGGTTATGCCCCTCTCCGTGATGATGAGATTGTCATTCATGGTCAGCCCGGAGAACTTTATGTCGGTATTGAACTGCATGTGGGACAGACCCTTGATTACATTGTTATAGATTGCACATTCTATGTTATCATCAATTCCGTCACTGTCCGGGTCTACAAACTCATGGGAACCCGTCATCCATGCCGTGGCCATCAGGCATACAGCGCGTTTGGCAGCGACAAACACATTGTTGAACACCTCCATCCTGGAAGAGAAAGGAAAGAGAATGCCCACCATGCCGTATATGTCGTGTACATAGTTATTATAGACCCTGCCGTCAAAAGTACATGAGAACGCACTGCCCTGGTCACCCTTGCGGGAGTAACCTATCTCGGAGAGTTCGTTGTAACATACCTCCACGTCTCTCGAATTATTAATCTGGATGCCGTCAAAGTAAGTATGATAGAACTTACATCGGTACAACCGTATCCCCCGTAAAGTATGTGCATGATAAGTGACCTGTTGCCCTTGTGAGTTAGTTGCCGTTATGGGTTCACTTGTATAGTAGCCCAAATACACGCCCTCGCCCATTGTATTCTGCAATGTGCAGTGGTGGATGTGCAGGTTCTTGAACTCCCATCCGCTTTCCCTCCAGTACCAGGGATAATTTTTATCCGGGTCGGTTTTAGCCGATATCCCGGCGAAGCCTGCACCGTCGATGTCGCAACCGAACATCTCCCAGTCACTTGTCCCGTTTACCAAAAAGATGCATGAATTGGCGAACACTTCCGGGCTGAACGGTTGGAAATGAATACCGGTATTGTGATAGCCGTATCCGTCAAAAACGATGTTCCGGCAATTATTGCCTATCTGCAATGCCCCGTATGATTTCCAGCCCCAGTCCCATACCCCTTCATTGTCATGCGTGATAACCAGCGGAGCGGCATACGTAAAGTCGGCTGTACCGTTATCGCTTGTTTGAGTGAATAATTTATTGCCTGTGACAAATAGTCGGAAAGGATAAGGTTCGTCCTCCCTTTCATCAAGTTTCAGTACAAGAGTAGTTCCCGCAGGAAGTACATAGATGGGGATACTGTCATACTTTGCATACTCCAGGTCGCCGCGTGGAATGACCGCTTCGGCATAGTTAAGTCCGCTGCCGTCCACGTTGCGCCATAAGCGCAGTTCGAACGGTATCAACTTGCCGTTATCATAGGACGTCCAGGAATAATACGTTGCAGCTACCTCATAGCCCTGCGTGGTATCGGAGGGTTTCGGGCACAACTTTGGAGTGACGGTGATGAGCTTATTGATACGCTTGGTGAAGGTCACGCCGGACAGCGTATCGGTAACGTCCACCTCGACATCGTAAATCCCCCGGTCGGATGCACCGGAGAAGGAGAATGCGGAGGACGCCCAGTATGTAGGACCGGGACGGCTGGTGTCAAAGCCGACGGTTTTCACTGGTTCAGTCCCGTTCTCCCTGTATATGCGCGCGGTGATGCTGCTGTTGCGGGAAGTGGCGTAACCGTTCTCCGCAGTAATCTTGATATAGCCTGTATCTCCGACGCGTACAGTTTCAGTGGCCGTCACATTGAAATACGGCAGCACCTGGGGAAGCATCGCATATATGACTTTGGAGACCACCGTCTCCGTCAAGTAATTGCGGGCAGTAAATTTCTGGTTCAGCTCCCCCTCACCGAGGATAGTGACAGACTTGTAGTCATGTTGTCTGGCAAGGTTCCCGGCAGTTGTGGCCGTTCCACCACCGCCGTCCTGCGTCTGCCATTCCGAGGTCTGCCCCCATTTCGTTTCGGCGTCTATCCGGATTGAGTCCTTACCGGCGACAGGAAAATAATTGTCGGACTTCGCCTTTGCTGACACCCTGCCTATTTGCGCCTTCAATATATTGCTGTATAACTCTGCCATATCAATCTATATTAATCGTGTATAATTCATCTGCGGTGTATTCCCCATAATCATCCAGCACCGGATACGGTGAAACGGAACCGTACTTGCCCAATACAAGGTATCGGTGCTGCGGACCGGTTATCGAGAACCTGACCAGCATGTCACGTATCCTGGTGTTATGCATCAGGACCAGCATGCTGTCGGCCATGAAGCTGTACTGCGCATTGCTGCTGAATGTCTCGTCATCCGTAATGTTGTCACCCGCATATCCTGCAGCTGGTGCAGTCTCGTCGATTGCAGTACCGTGAAGGTTATAGCAGCCTATGCTGTTCACAGAACCGGAAGGGGACTTATAACCGACATCGGCGGACGGCATACAGCCGTTGTCCGCATGGTACAACGCATCCGTCTCTTCTGTGATTGCATAGGTGGTGCCTCCGTTCTGAATATCCAGGACCTTTACACCTTCCGCTATCACGACGGAGTTTCGCTCATATCCGAGGGCCTGAATCTTGGCAAGGTCACGGCCGGTGTTCCAGTCAATATTGATAGAGGTGGCAAGACCGGAAGGGTTGGTCACCACGAGCAGCGTACCGTCCTTACGGTAGAGGTTATTGCCTGATCTCATGCTCTTGACCGTCGTGAAGACAAAACCGTTGAGCGTTTTCCCGGTGGTGGCATCGACCAGAATGTTGTTGTGCAGGTCAAGGTCGCCGATGTCCCCTCCACGGAAGGCATACAGCTCGTAATAGGTCGAATTCGCGAACAAGGTGTTATTGTTGATTTCAGCCTTGTCAATAGTCCCTCCCAATGAGACACACTCCTTCAACCATTCAAAAACAGGTTGTTTATTCATTCCAACGAATAGGTTGGACTCGATGGACACCCTCTTCATGCCGAACGCGGAAGATATAATCAACGCCTGCCCGCCGCCGTCCATGAACTTGTTGCGGCGGCAAATGAATTGCGATATATTATATGACGAGACAAAGACTTCACGTATGTCACCGCTGATTTCATTGTCCTCGAATATCATATACTCCCCTTCACTTGCCGTGACGGCAACCGGGTGTGCTATGACTTTGTTTGAGAACGCCACATTGATATCATTCTTCACGAAAGAGCTGAAAGAGCAGTCATTCAAGGAAACTGTCACGCCATAATTGCCGCTGAACTTACAAGAGTTGAAGAAGATATTCTCAACGTTGTAACAATTGACGGACATCGTGGATAACTTGGTGTTATCCGCTCTCGAAACGCCGCTAAACAAACATTTTTCTATATAAAGATTCCGTGCAGGACGGTTCTTGTCACCATTGAATCCCACGGCCTCGCATTCATCGGGAGTGGTTGCTGTAGCCTGGTTCGCGTAGTCCCAGAATGCCGTATTGCGGATAATGACATTGCTCACGAATTTGAACTGCAGGCAGCCAAGAGACTTGCCGTCATACGTAAGCAGACCGGCACCGTCAATGGCAAGGCAGTGCATGCCTCCCATATTCCAGTCTGACAATGATGCAATCCACACACCACCGGTGCGTGGTTCTTTGGCAGTCTTGACGCAAGTGATTGTCACATCACGGGTCAGACCACTGGGATATGCAGCCTTTACTGCATCCAAGGCCGACTGAGTGGAAGAGTAGAAGACATCCGGCAAATCGCTGCGGACGAGGAAATTCGTAGGGGTATCGGCACTTATGCCGGCCAGCAGGTCCAGTATGCCGACAAAGATGCGCCCGATTCTTTCAGCCGTGTTCTCTCCCTTTCGGGTGGCACCACGCACCTGCCCGGAAAGAGTCTGCATGACCTCTATGGAATCACCGCCCTCGACAATCTCAAACTCAAATCCGGACTGCTCCAGCAGGTTCAAGATACCGACAAAGGCACGTCCGACACGTTCGGCGGTATTTTCACTGTCCTCAGTAGCGCTACGTACCTGCACCGCCAGTTCCTTTAATGTCTCAAGCGTATCGTATCCCTCGGAAGGCTCGAATGAAACTTCGGATTCTTCCATTAGGGCAAGGATGCCCACAAAGAGACGCCCTATGCGTTCGGCGGTGTTTTCGCCCTCTCCAGTGGCACCACGTACTTGTGCCGCCAGTTCTTTCAATGTTGTAAGTGTATCAGACATACTGTATCATAAAAATGCCTTCCGGCAGTTCAAAGCTTTATAGGGTTCGGACAGACTAACAGCCGCAACTACGCCGTAGAGTTGGTTATCATTGTTCACCACATAGTCCGCTTCCACTTCTTCGAGTGAAAAGGCAAGCCATTGGCGGTTCTTCCGTTTGTCTTCCAAAATTTGGTTGAGCAGCTCATCAAGAATACTCTCGCACTTGTCAAGGGCAACCTCTATCTGCTCATAGTCGGAGGTGTCGGACACATGCTCCACAATGAAGAGCAGGTAATCGCGGTCTTTCCGGTATGCACCCGGATTACCGCCGTAACCGAATCCTGAGCCACGGTCCACAATCACTGCCGGATAGTGGAGCACGCTGTCCAGTGCCGTATGCTTCTCCCGTTCTGATGAGAGGAAGTGTACTTCATCATTCTCCTTGTGTCGTATATCGACATGCCTTTCAGCCAGCTTCTCTATGTATTCCGAAAAAGTCATTTCTTCTGTTTTTGAGCGTCACGGATTCTTTTATTCAATATACGGAATGCCGTTGCCACCGGCATTGCCTGGTATTTCTCCATCACTGCCACATCGTCACCGACAAAAGCGTCGAAGATGTCGAGCCAGTTGACAGACGGTGCTGTTGGTCTTTTCCGATTTTCCTCCGGTTCCGGTTCATCATCCAACGGAAAGAGAAAAGGAAAAGCCTTTGAAAGCCACCTCTTGACAAAAACGTAGTTCAGGAATATGGCATACTTGACGTACCTGTCAATCTTTGTCACCTTCATTATCCGTTTTTGCAGTATCAGCGGTTTCTGCCTGCTAAATAAACCGTTTTTCCCGCCCGCCGGTAGGACAATATATTCGTTGTCTTTCAAATAGAGCATTGATACGAAAGCATCGAGTGAGGCATCCTTGCCGTCACGCGCATAGCGGTTGAAAGCTGTGTCCACGTGCATGAAGTGCTCGAAACACATCCCCTTCAGACGGTCACCCGGCGCTTTCAGCCCGGAGACGGCAGGAAGGATAAAGCGGTCCATCCGGACACGGCAGTCGCTGATGAACTCCACCAGTTCGCTCAGCTTATAACTGTAATAGGTGTCGGAACCGACCCCGGACGGCAGGGAATAGAACTCCTTCAGGAAGGATGGTTCGTCTATTTCCTGAAGATAAAGCCGCGACACGAGCAGGAACTGTGCCGGTGTCAGCTCCTCCCATTTCTGGGGTATCCGACGGATTATCTCATGGCGGATTCCGAATCTACGGTATGCAATGCGAAGCTCCCTCATGTCCAGAATGTGCGTTTATGGTCATTGTCCCGGTCGTATATCTGCCTGGGATCACCCTCATAGAAATTCTCAAAACAACTCCGTGCTGTACGCAGCAGAACGGTCATGTACATGTCCGCATCCGCTTTCAGATTCTGGATCTGTACGGCTATGCGCTCCGTATCGACGGGTCTCTTCTCCTCATTGCCCTTCTCACCCGGCTGTACAGCGGTGAAGTACAGCCCCCGGTCCGTGACGCTACCCGTCTCCATCAGCAGCCGTCTGACCGCCATTGCCACAATGTAGCGGGAGCAGGCAAGGCGTAACCGTTCCACGCTCTTCCGGGCTTCTTCATCTTCTGGGGGATTTACCAGTCCGTCAATCAGATGCTCATACAGCTTGTCACCGATGGCCGGCTGAAGGAGCATCTCCTCGGCAAACTTCAGGTGCGGCTGCAGGCGAAGGAAAACAATCCGGCTGCCATTGATAAAACAGACGTCATTGACATCCGCGGTACTGCGGACAATGGCTGATTTACGGTCTTGATAGGCTTGGGAGGACGCGAATTCTGGATATTCGGCTATATGGGCATACAGAAACTCAAGCAGTTCGTCGAGCGCATTGAACCCCTTGTTGCGTAACGATGCCCGCAGGTTATCTTCCTGGTACTTGTACACCTGCTGGAATGATTCGCCGTTGTCGGATTTCTGACGTTGGAAGCCCGCATCGGTGATACGCATGCCGATTTCATCGAAATCGTTCCAGAACGCCAGGTTCGCGTTCGCGCGTTTGCAGATCTCCAGCAGGCGGCTGTCCAGCTTCTCCCGTTCGGTTGCCCCTTCGGTATTCTGTTCCAATACATCCGGGTTTGGACCGAATTCGTATATCTCGACCACTTCGCCCGCCATCGCATCGCCCAATAACGGTACAAGGTATTGCCGGAAAGCATTCCGAAGCGGTGCCTCCATCATGTCAAAGGAGATGGCGGTGTTCACCTTCATCACCGCTTTCAGCTCCTTGCCGTTGTTCCATTTTTTTGCACTGAATATCATTAGCTCAATGTTTTTTTGGTACCGCTGCCGGTATCGAGGGTTACTAAAACGGTATTGCGGAAACGCAGCTCGCATTCCGGCATACCATTCATTTTGATATAGAGTTCTATAGGATCCAGGATATTCTGCCGGTCAATCCACGCGTTGGCAATGTTCACAAGGAAAGCCTCACGGATATTGGAACCGCCCTGGTTGCCGGCATAGGTGCCACCGGGCATACCTGCACCGAGCACATTCGGATTCACCATCAATGCAAACAGAATTTCCGAGTTGGCGGCCGCCGACACCGGAAGATTGTCACTACCCTGGTATTTGTTCTCCAGCGGCTTGATTTTCCACTCCTCCTCAATCCTGCCGTTCATCTCGTTCACGGCATAATGCGAGAAGATGGGCTTCTCCGCATTGTCCGGACCGCAAAGGTTCTGCTCCACAGAATCCATATACTTCTGTATGGCCGCCTCACGTTCCTTGGCAGAATAGTCCTTGGACGGGTATTTCTTCTCCCAGTAGGAATACGGTATCTGTACATGCCACTTCCAGGTTATCTGGTTTTTGTAGGCTTTCTTGAGGAAATGGGGGATAAGATGGGCTATCTCCACCCATCCACAAACGTAGGCAGGCCACCAGATGGGCATGCCGTAAAGGTCGTCATTGCTCCAGCTGTCGCGTACCGGCATGATGAAACTGTCCTTCACCTTTCCGGCAAACTTCAACACCTCGGCGTGCATCTGCGGGTCGTATTCGGAGAGCACATCCAGCCTGGTGTATTGTCCCTTGTCCGGACGTTGCGGCCAATATCCGGAAACGATGCACTTGCAGGCTCCGTATTCGTCCACTTCGGAATAACGGCGGTAAAGCGCATTGACCGGATTGACCCCTGCAAAAGAATTGCCGGCAGCCGACGGCACAAACTGGACGGCACCGTTACCGAATTTCAAGTAATCCCGAAGCACCTTCTCCATGTAGCGCCTCACATTCCGGGAAGCAATAAAAGCTTGTACCCGGCTATCGGTAACGGGATTCAGTATCTCGTTGCCATCATTGTCGTAACCTTTCACCGTACAAGGATATATGCCTTGCCCAAGTGTCAGGTTACGAAGAAACTTCAGGCCCGTATTGAGCACGCTGGTGTTTCCTATCTCTTCAGCCGCCTTCTGGGGGAAATCATTCTCATCTCCCCATGGACGCACCTTCACTCCGTCGATGTCTATATAGGAAACATTCGACAAGTCATATGGCGCCAGGATTCGGGTACGCTCCTTCATTTCGTTCTGGGGTGTCCCCGTCGTTTCGCCGAATATGTACGTGGACTGCATCAGCAGGGGAATACCGCTTGAATTAAACAATATGTTCATCAGAATATTATTTTCTTTTTGTTATACTCCAGTATCAGGTCAATATCCACGGGGTAGGGGTGTCCTTCCGGATTTCCCTTGCAGTCGCAGGGCTGCACGCCCCGGAGCTGGTATTCCTTCATGTTCATGCGTCCTGCACCGCAGGCGTAGGCCTGGGGCATGAAATAGACCTTGCCTTCCTTGCTGACGAACTTTATCGAAAAGATGCGCCGGCGTCCGCGTTCGTCCGTGCGGATGTCCATGTCGGCCAGAGCCAGGTTTCTGCGTATTGTCTCCATATCGTTATATCATTCAAATGTATTGTCAAATGTTCTGTCGAATATCCGCCCATAAATACCATTATCACCGGTACGCCCGAAAGCCAGATGCAGGCGTGATGCTTGGCAGAATGTGAGCGAGACATTTATTTTCTCGCTGCCGGTACGCCTGTGTGAGAAATCAATGTCAGTGGTCACCACTTCTGTCGATGTTTCCGTATTATACAGCTGCAAAGAATCAGTTGTTATCAGATCCAGTACCTTTCCGTATTGTCTGGTGTCCAGATAGCCGCTGTTTACCGTACGGCTGTCAATGTATTTGGATGAAGTGCGGACGGTTCTCTGTAACAGTTCTACCGGATCACCCTCAAGTTCGGGGGAATATTCCACCAGTCCGGTGAATGCCATTGTCTCCGGCATACCGAATGCGTTTCGGTAAATGAAATTGGTGACATTCCTATACTGTCGGTCATCATTGACAAATCTCACCTTATCCTTTACAGTGCCATCTTTTTTCAATAGGACATCATAATATGTGATGGATGATACGGCAATACCGGACCGGCGTACAATCTTGTCAAGTGAAAAAGAGACAGCGAGCATACCGGCAGTGGCATCCACTTGCTCACTGACTGTCTTGTACTTTTCCTTTCCCGCATCCATGTAGGCTATGCTTATGTCCACCGACATGCCTTTATGGGCAGTAAAGGTTAGATATTCCATTCTATCATGGGCTGTACGGATTGTGCTCTCATGTGTCAGAAAAAACACGTCTGACGGGGATACCGATGTGCGACAACGGCTGTAATAAGCATTGAAACTCCTCCGGACCGTGTCCTGCTTATCTGAAAACACAGCGGTTATGGACAATGGAGCCTGATAATAAGAGACTACATTGTTTGACATCCCTTTCGGGTCATGCAGGGAGAAGTGACTGCGAATCATTTCCCCTATCTCATGGATTACCACGTTGCCTTTCAAAGCATAATAGCTCTCATTGAAAATCTCCGTACCTCCGGTTTCAATACGGACATTCAACTGTTCATCCGTGATTCCTGAGATTTTTATTTCCCCGATTTCCGAGATGAAACAGTCCACTCCATCATGTATGCCATTCACTACCATTGCCAAAGAGTTTTAGAAATGCCCAACACCAGCGACCTGTTGTACAAGTCATAGCCCGCCCTGAACTCCCAGGACTTACACCGGTACCCTGCGGACAGTACACATCCGTAACGTCCCGCATCCATTCCCAACACCAGTGCGTTGTTGCAGACGACCGGTTGCCGGTAGTCCACCACTACCGTGCGGTCAAGTAATGAATTGTGGGATATCACGTCGGTCAGCTCCACTTTCAGGTAAGGGCGTTCAATAATTGTATCAAGATAATGCTTCTCCGAGAAATAGTCGGCCAGTATAGCCGCCGTATCCACTTCTGTGGGTACCTCACGGACAATCACCTCCGGTTCCGGAATGGCAGGGCGTATTGTATCATGCCTGACCACCGTTTCCGGTACGTGGACAATGCTCCGTTTCCGGGAACCCAGCCAGTGGCCGGCCCAGCCGGAGAGAAGTGCGATAACCGCACAAAGCAACATATGGCTAACCTTCCGTCTCATCGGCCTTTCTTCTGAATTTATCCGTGACTGTCACCCACAATATTCCCACCTGCTTGATCAGCGCATCTTTCGGCTTGCCGTCGATGACCGCCAGGTTCTCCAGTATGCTTGTCACGTGCTCGACGCAGAACCAGGTCATGACGAACACCTTGACAATGGAAAAGAATAGGGTGGCCAGCAGCATGACAAAGCTTTCTTCCGCTCCGGTCTTACTCTCCAGATAGAACGAGTGGGTGATATAGATGATGGTCAGCCAGATACACAGCTTGATGATACAGCGTGAGAAACGGAAGCTTTCAAATCCTATTCCCTGGACCTTGCTTGCCCGGATGCCCGTCCACATCTCCGAGACAATGGCGACGAGCATGGCCATGGCCAGGAACGGTGTAATGCCTATCCATTCGCTGACTACGGCAGTGACGGCGCTGAAGGAGATGGCCGGAAATTGCAGGTTGTACTTGAAGCTCGGAGCCACCGAAAGAAAGAACTCCTTCGGTGAATCATACCCATAGGTGGCGACGAATCTTGTGAAAAAACGTATCATATCTCTTTTTTTGTCACAAAGATAGAACCCAACTATCTGCTCTCATAGGACAAAAAAAGCCCTTACTCTCACGAGCAAGGACTTCAAAAATAAAAAAAATGTCCGGTTAGTATTTTTATGGCTTCTCGTACATCACCCAGTAGGGTTGTCCTGCCAAATATTCTACATGGTACCCGGCATCAGCCAGTTGTTTGGCCAGCGCCATCGGAGCGCCATCGACAATGTTCGACAGCTCGTATACCAGTTCAGCGGTGGTCTTGTAACATTTCTGTGAAGTGGTACCGATGGGCGAGTAGTTCTGGCCGATGAAGTTTGCTATGGCTTTCTGCCGCTCGGCTTGTTGTTTCTCCAATTCGTCTCGTTTGTCCGGTTCTTCGTCGTTTTGATAAGAACGGAATCCTATCTTCTTGCTCATTGTGCGCCTCCTTTCTCTTCTTCCGGAGTCAAACGTCTTATCAAGGATGACACAATGCGTAAATCACTTATTACGGATATAATGTCATCAGCACTAACTTCATTGTCGACTTTCAAGTCCAGGATTAATCCGGTAGCTCTATCTATGGTATTGCAACAAGCATTGACGCCGCCATCCTGTAAAATCGAGATGGTTTCGCTGATGGAGGAGGTTAATACGATGTTATTGATTTCGGTATTCATTTCTCACCTCCTTCCCCATTAGCCTTTAGGGCATTTTGCATGCAGGAAATGATTTCACGTAACTCATCGGCAGACATATCGCAAGCTATATAATTACCACCATACGACAACATATAACTATATTCATCGGTGTTGGTAGCTGAATGACTGCGTTGGCTCGTTACAAATATGCCATCTTCGCTGATTTTTTTATGTTTGCTCATGCCTCACCCCCTTTCCGGCACTTCTTTGCCTTATAAACACACAACGCGGCTGCCGCCAGTAGGGGAGGGAACACCATCGCGGCACATGCCCAGACAATGGCACGGAAGTACCAGCGATCGGCTTCGGTCTTGACTTCGCAGTCGGGAGCCAGGACGCGGTAGTAGCGGCGTTGGATGTTGGATACTTGCTCATTCAGAGCTTTCAAGTTCTCGGATACACGAACCCCTGCGGGTTCTGGTGCGATGAGCGCACCGGATGTTTGATTTTTCATATCATTGTACTGTTTCGCGTAAAGGCAGAAAAACGGCTGCCATATCCCGTGTCGCGAAACAGTACAATGATGATTGCCGAGGCAAAAACAATGTGTGGGAAAGGCAGCCGCCAATATCTTAAAATCGGGCATAAAAAAAGCCCGCAAACTTGTGAGCATTATACGATGCACATCGACAACCAATCAGGGCTGTACTGTTTCGCACCGCAAATATGAGCATAATATTTGAAAGTGCAAAAGAAAAGCGGAGTTTTTTGCTCCGCTTCTCTTTTTAAATTGAAATACCGCTCAATTCCTTTCCGATTTCACGCACCGTATTCAATATCGCCTGCTCCCGTTCTTTTGAGGGACGTTTAATCCCCCGTATATACTGTGCCAACAAACTCTGCTGCATCCCCATCCGTCGGGCAACAGCCGAAGCGTTTATCTCCGGGTGTGTAAGGAACAAGCGGGAGATACCTGCCGGTTCCGGATCATCATATTCAAAGCTCTCGTAAGAAACATCCTCGTCAATCTCTTCCCAGTGAATGCCGAAAGCTCCCAGCTCATAATCCTCGCGCTGCTCTTTGGTGGCATTCCTCAATCTTTGATAATACAAGATTGACTGCCACAACGTACGACCGTCATCAGTTTCGATGTAGATTCGTTCACCTTCGAACCAAACTTTTTTCGCTACCATAATCACTCCTTTCTATGTATAGAGATATACGGCTTATTTGCCGTATATCTTAACCCATTCTGTAATAATCAACTCTTTGTTCTCTTCAATAATAGACTCAGCCAGTTTTATGTCTTTGGGCTTCATTCCTTTATTGACCATCAACCGGATTTCATCACCTACCTGGAACTTGGCTTCACCGTCTTGACTGAGTACATGTACATGTACCGGTTCGTGGTCACGTACATAAATTCTAAACTTCAATCCGAATAAAATTAAAATTGTTGGCATATTGTTATCTGTTTTTGATTACTCTGCAAAGATAGGTAATTATTTTATTACCCACAAAGAATAGGGTAATTATTTTATTACCATAAGTAAAAATCCCCTCCGTGGTTGAAGGAACGGTAACACGACCAGTCATTCCGCTTTTCGGGCCCCATTTCGTTTGCGAGCATGCGAGCAAACGGAATGGGTGCGCCCTGCACCCCTCCGTCAAATCAGCCCCTCATCGCCAAAACTGTAATATCCACCATTCGTTATAATCACATGGTCTATCATCCTAATATTGAATAACCCTGCCGCCTTTTTAAGTTGCTCCGTCAGCCTCTTGTCCTCATTGCTCGGTCGGCTGTTGCCACTCGGATGGTTGTGCACCGCTGCGAACTGCACCGCCCCCGTATCAATCAGCACGCGCATAATCAGCCTTATATCCGCTGAAGTTTGGTCTATGCCGCCTACCGATATGCGTATTTTCTTTATAAGCCGTCCGGCTTGGTTTATTGACACTACCCAAAATTCCTCATTCGGCAAATCTCCTATCAACGGCCCCATCAGTTCGTATATGTCTGCACTCCTGAATATCTGCCTGCGTTCCACCTGCTGCGACTGTTGCCTCTTGTACATCTCCACGGCTGCCACGGCTACCCTCCTGCGTCCAGGAGTCAAAGAGGAAAACAACTTTTCAAGGTCTATCACTTCGTTGCCGCGTTCGATGTCCGAAACAATCTGTCTGTTGTTGCTGATTTCGTAAATCAGTTCGCTGTCGCTCATGTAGCGGCAATCGTTATCAAAAAGAGTATTCATACTACTATGGATTAAATTGTTATAAAAGAATTGTCTTGCCTAAGAAATAGCCTCCCAAGACCTCTGCCCCAAGCGTTTCAAGTGCACACGCAAACCGTGCGTAACTATGCCCCTGCGTTAGTATATCATCGAATACAAGGCATTTCTTACCCTTGAAAAAACGCTTGTCAAACTTGATGACCTCCACCGTCTGCACCGTCTTGGCCGCTTTCGTCTCATGGATGGCAAGCCGTCCACCCTCAATGGTAATTGCTTTGTACGCATTCCTGCACCCCGTCATCCGAGCCACCTCTTCGGCAAAAGCCTTGTATCTGATTTCGTTCTTCTCTCCGCTGCTGGCTGGTATGCAGACCAACGTCACGATGCAAACCTCCGCACCGAACTGCTCGCGCATTTTCTTCGCTACAAGTTCCGCCACTGATGCACTGCGTTTCCCGTCCTTAAAATCCCATATCATCCTGCGAATAGACCACTCCCGTTTGTTTGCCTCGTATTTGGTAGGCAAGTAATCAAAAAAGTTGAACATAAATTTAGACCATTGATTTTTCCATGCTTCGGGGATGTTTTTTTTTGCTGCCATAACTGTAAGTTTTTAATTTATTCTGGATTTCTGGAGTCGTCGGGTGGAGCCTTTTTTAATTTTCTCCGTTTCCCGGAACGACTTTTTTTTTATTCCGGCGTGTCTGTATGACGTGCGGTATGGTTGCCTTTTGATGCCGCAATAATTGAGGTGCCGAGGATGACATTCCGCAAGGTTCCGACTAAAACCGAAGGCTTGAATACTACCCGTAGGGCTGGAGATTTTTTAGCGGACAACGCCCGACCTTGCTTGTCAGACCGGTGCCCTACATTTGCGAACTCAAAAGACTACCTGACCGCATACAGAGATGCAGGAAATAAAAAGGAGTTCCGGAAGAGAAACGGAGGCACGCCAAGCGGAATGCTTACCGCTCTACGGTCTCTACCTTAGCTATTGAAACGGAAAAGACCGGGGCTACCTGCATGGATGCGGACAAACGCAAGTAGCTGCCGCTACTTACCGCTGAGACGCGCAAAATCCGTACTGGAGGAAATAGATTTGCCTGCCTGTTCCTTCAGTACGGATTTTGCGCGCGCCGTACTCTTTGTTAATGAATGTTATAAGAAATGTACTTCTTTGATAATGAATACAGAATACCCCTCTTACCATCCGAATGGAAACAGAAACGGAAGTTTCTGCCGACCGCGCCCTATCCAAAAACGCAAACAAAAGAGCAAGAAGCAAGGAAATATGACAAGGAGGGTGCCCCCTCGGGCAGTCCTGTGCCCGATAGCCTGTCCTGAAGTGCAGCGATTCCCATTGCGGACGTTGCGAGTCCTGCCATAAGCATTGCGATTGTGATTGCGGATGTATGTGTATGAGGTGAATCAGATACGTGCGTCCACGAATCCGTATGCCTGCCTAAGCAGGTGCCCGTACTTCGTCCATACACGCTTATCTACCGCATCACCGAAGTGGGTGGCTTCTTCCGGAAGGATGGACTGGTTGCGTTCGCTACGCTTATCCTTGGCAAAACGCCCCTCGCGGTCCTCGATGACACGCGTATTGTTCATGGAGATGAGTGTATATTTGCATTTCGAGCCGTTGAAACGCTTCTTCGGGAACCGTTCGTCTTTCTCTGCCAGGATGGAAGCCCAGAGCAGGTACTTGTCATGCTGCGGCGGCTCCATGCCCGCATGGGTGTGCTGTTCCACCGTCCACCCGTGTTTCTCCAGACGCTCGATGGCAAGCTCGTTGTAGGACTTCTTGTTGTTGGCACGGCGTGCATCCCCGTAACGGTCACGGTAATAATGCAAGTGCTTGTTGATATGATTACGGTAGTAGTGACAGAACTTGTCCATCAGCGCGTTCACCATGGTGTCATCCTCTTCATCACGCTTGACGAAGAACTCGTTGATGTTGTTGTCCACCGGCTCACGTGTCAGCAGCTTCGTCACGAAGTCATAGTTGCGCTCTTGCGCCACTTCCAGGAATGAGGCGGCACTACCCCAGTCGGGTGTCAGCTCTATCGGCTGGTTGGGATTGCAGTCCAGGTCACGCCGGCTGTCATCGTTATTGGCAAGCTGCTGCCAGTTGTAGTTATGATCTTCGGCAAAGTCACGGATATAGTCGTCATTGGTTGCATTGTAATAGATATGGCGTTCATCCAATTGGTAGTAGCAGCTGTCAATCTTATCCACCATGAAGTTCAGGATCTCTATCATGAAGGAAAGCTTATCCATCACCTTGTACTGGTTCAGGATATAGTTCATGCCCACATTGGCGATGTTGTCGAAGATAGAGCCAAGGATAAAGAGCGTGCCGTCACGTGAAACGAACGGCGTGATACTTTGCCTGAGACGGACGGTCTCGTTCCAAATCTCCTTGAACAGTCCCGCATCATTCGCAATCCTTGCATCAATGAGCTGCATCTGTAACCGCACAATCCTGTTCCAGACATCAAACAGCCGGATGCCGCGTTCTTCTTCATAATACTTGGCCGGTTCAAGCAACCATTTCTGTTCGGGCGTGTACGGCATGGAGGAAAGGAAGGTGTTGCCGTGATGCTTCAGAACGGGATTCTCGGACTTGCGGCCAAAGATGTGTTCATTACCGCGGTTGGTCGGTGCCGCCTCCTGGTCGAATTTTTCTTTATCGAGCGTCAACGCTTCGTCGGTGATGTTGTAGTCCGCATTAGGACCACGGCTGTTGCCGCCCTGGGTAAGTATGTAGAGCATGTGCCCGTTGCTGAAGCTGATGCCGTATTCGAATGACATGATGTGCTCGTATGGCTTGTACCATCCCTCGATGGGACGGCGGCACACCACATAGTCACCGGTCTTGCTGACCGGGTCCCACTGCTTGTAACCGAACATCTCCAGCATCTTGAACGCTGAAGGCAGGGTCTTAGTCAACGCCTGCCCGATGGTGGCCTGGGTGAGTGTGGTGATGCCGCGTGGCATCAGCCGGATGTTGTCATCTATCACGGCACCGGTAATGAATGATTTACCCGTTGCACGCGAGTAGATGACATATCCGTTCTTGTACGGCATCACGAGGAATGCCGCCTGCGCCGGATTGACCTGTATGACCTCTTCCCAAACGTTTTCGTCCATCGTCCTGACATATCAATAGCGTGGGAAAACAATGTAGTTCATACCCTCGGAAGAAGTCATACGGGGCATGTCCTGCCCGGTATCAGCCAGCAGTTGCGACACCTCGTCCGGCTTGAACTTGGCGGACACGGTACAGACAATCTGTGTCTTGCTGACCGATACCATATCAATATGCTTATGGTCAACCAGATAGGAAATCAAGCGTTTGTTTGTCAGTTTCTTCATGATAATCTATTTATGAGTTCATTATTTCTTCTGCCTGTACATCGTCAATAGGCGTGTACATCGAATCCACCAAAACCTTCTGCTCTTCCTGGGAAAGGTTGCGGATGGCATTCAGAGGAATATCCACCTTTTGCCCCATACTGTTGATCTGGATGTAGAATACGTTCTTCTCCATGCGTCGCGGGTCCTCGACGGAAGCCGGCTTCTCACCAATCATCTGATGCAGTACTTTCTTGGCGTTGTTCCATTGCTTGAGATCACCTTTGAGTTTGCAATCCCGGATAAGCTGAATCTGGTCCTTGATCATCCAGGCATACCAGAAGTCCCAGTCGAACTGGTGCTGTGTCTTGAACAGTTCTTTTGCCAGGGCGATGTCCTTCCTTATCTGGGTACGCGAGATACGGTATTTTGCCAGCATGATGTTGATGATGTGGCTCTCGTTCGGATAGTCATCCAAAAGGCGTGCTATCTGCAGCACCCGGTTGCACTGTACACGCAGATGCTCCGGCAGCGGACTGTTCTCCGGGTCGATGATGTGCTGCTGTATAAGGTCGTAGGATTGCTCCTCCAGTGCGGCCTTGCTTTTGGATGCCGTCAGACGGTTGTTATTCATACTCAAGATACTGCTGTTGCGATTTGATGAACTTGATAAGCTCCTGCTGTGCCGGGTTGCTGCCATTGACGGCCGACTTGATGAGTGACTCCCGGAGTTCAACCGTCTGGCGAAGATGCCCCCGGTAGAAGGCGGTCCGGACTTCGGTGCCCGGTGTGCGGAGTTCCGCGAGAAAGTCCGTCTCATCGGCACCTATATTGATGGCTATCAGCCCCGGAGGGATCAAACGATAGGCCATCTTCTCTATCTCCTCACGTTGTTCCTGAGTCAAATTCATCATTCAGCATTTTAAAGTCAAAATCAAAAATATCTCTGCCGGTATGGATGATTCCACGTTCCAGCTTCGGGTTGTGCGTGGCGTTCTGGCTGCCCACTACGGTAATCTTCCAGTCCTCGTTATACAGCAGCGCCACCTTCGCATGAAGCGCGAGGCAACGGTAGCAGTCCGGGAACGTGGTCACCAGATAATCGAACGGTTTGGGTGATATGCTGCGCACCCGGTTGTCTATCAGGAACCGCACTGACAACAGCTCGCCCGTTTCCACCTTCCGATGAATCGCCGCAATGCTGTCCATGGAGATGGAATAGGTGGTAAGCAGCAGGTGTGCCGGTCCCGTCTGTCTGAGAATATAGAAAATCAACTGGATCAGGTTGAACGCCCCTGAAGAGTAGAAATGCTTGTCCCTGCCGGGTACCAGCACCCCCATGGCGTCCGGATGCAGCAGCTTCTCCGCAGCCAGGTCGTGGCCGGAGGCTGCCGCATCCGTTCGGCGGATGTAGCCTGTCGGGTATCGGTCTCCCTGCATAGGACTTACTGCATCATCCACCGGCATCATCTTATTCTCAATCTCGCTGCAACAGACCAACATAACATAACCTATTGCAGTTCTGCCAAACGATATTCTATCCTTTCCACCAGTGCTTCCTGGGCAGCCACCTTCTTCTCGTATTTCACGCGTTTGGGGCAGTCGGGAAGGGGATTCTCCTTGCCGTCCTTGGGCTTGCTTTCCGAAGAGTACAGCAGCATGTTCCTTGCCTTGGTAATCTTGCTCTTGGCATTGGATTTCGCTTTCCTCAGCTCTTCCACGGATAGGGAACTGATGTCGGTCTCGTCCTCTTCCTTTTCCGGATTTTCTTCGGGGGTATCCGCTTTTTTGTAGAGTTCGTCCAGCTGCTCTTCAGTCGGCAGTTCCCTGTCCTGCTCGAACTGCCTTTTGATGGCAGCCAGCAGTGTCATGCGGTTGGAGAGAAAGGCTATACGGGCGACAATATCCTTGCGCTGCGTGCATACAGCCTGCGTGTTTGTCTCACCCAGTCCGGCAAGCATCCGGTGCTGGCGTGAACGTTCGTTGTAGCATTCCCGGAAGTCATAGATGATTTTGGCCATCACCGGAGGATAGGCGGGCTGTTCGTCCGCTTCACGCGCCAGTTCCCTCTCCGCAACGGCGACAATGGCGGCAGCCGTCTCTTCGGGAACCGTCTCGGAACGCCCGTCATTGCCCGGCATTGCATCATCTGCCAGGTCCACATCCTCAAAGCGCGGATCATCCGGATGGTACCACACCTTGATCATCTGCCGGATCTCGTATTCCAGCTTCTCGCGGGTATGCGGCTTTTCGCCCTGGCGTGCCAGACGTGCGGCGACAAACCCCTTATATCCAGAACGGGTCAGGATATTCACACCGGTGCTGTAATCACGTTTCTGCGAGTTCAGCCACTTGATGCCGTCCCTGCGCGCCTCAATGTAGCTCTGTGTAATCTTTGACATTGTATGTACGTTGTTTTTTGATGATACGCAAAGCTATTGCGATTTTTGTTGCCGGAATAGGACAAAACAAAATGTCCGCCCCTGCGTGAGAGCGAGAGACGGACATGAACAACCAATCATGAACAAAAAAGTCTTATGGAACTTCTGATGCGGCTTTTACAGTCAGGATGTCCTCCGTGTCTCCCTCATACACACATTTGCGCGGTGCGGTAAAGGTGTAGTGGAGGGTGTTCTGGTTGCGGGCAGTGGAGCTTGCTCCGGTAGTGGCACCATCACCCGACGCACGGAGCGCGCCGCGCCGCTTGTCACCCATCAGGTAGTTCGTGCCGTTGTTGTCGGTCACGATAAAGAACATCTTGCGCCCTTTGGTCGCATTCTCGAAACCGAATATCTTCTTCCGCATCTTGGCCGAAATGATATTCAGGTCCATCAGGAACGATTCCCCGCCGCTTTCTCCCTGGTCGGTAATCTTGAACTCGGCCAGCTCGTCGGTGAAATCCATCTTGTATGCCCTGCAGCCTTCCTTCATGACCAGGTCACCGACCAATGTACCGGCTTCTTCAAGAGAAAGAGGGGATTCCGTCTTTTTCGGGTAGTCCGGCCAGGTCGCCACATCCGCATGATAACCGAAGATGACGGACGGTATGATACCGCCCATGTTGTCCTGGTTCTCGCAGTCCATTGCCTCGTTGATGTCATCAAGGGCAATACATAATTTAGGGTCTACTTCTGCCATAATCACGCCATTTTTTAAGATTTAACAACGTATGTACCCGTCACTTTCTCTACTGCACCCGCAGCGGGCGTCTTCTTCTGCACGGCAGGAGTGGTGTATCCGGCAGCCTCCAGGAACTCGACGGTATATTCCTTTCCACCGGGAACAGCCACATACGTGCCGGACTCACGCCAGGCTTCCTCGCCCTGGATACGCCATTTGCCTCCGTTGTTGGCCGCTTCATCCGGCGTAATGGTCACTTCAATGTATCCGAACGGATTGGTCCCTTCCGGGTCCACCGGACGGTCGTTGACGCAGAACTCGGACTTGTGCACAGACACGAACTGGAAGCCGATTACATACTTGCCCGCAGCATCGAACGTATAGGGATTGCCGGACATGAACGGCTTGATGGACTTGAAGTCGCTCTCCTTGTCAAAGCCGTAGCATACGTTCTCCTTGGTGGTCAGCATGACGAACTGGCTGCCGTCGGGAAGGTTCGGAACGCGCACCAGCTCACAACGGTTGTTGGAACCAAGCAGGTGCTGCGTGTCGGAAGTGTCCTCCTTGAGTCCGATGACAATGGTGCCTTCGTCCTTGCGCCAGTCATCGTACATGTCGCCCAGATCGTCGGAAATGAACATCTTGATGTTCTTCTTGCGCTTGAAAGTGCGCGGCATGTGGCGCCACATTTCCAGCAGCTTCTCCCCGATATTGGCGCGGGACAGTTCACCGGTCGCATAAACGTTTCCCTCGGCACTGGAGATGTCCCCGACAGCTTCGCCTTCAGTGATAATGGTACCGATACCGTCGAAAGAGTCTTGAATGTCCGTCTTTTCTTCATCCGCACTGTATTTTGCCGTGAAAATGGCAAACAGCAGGTCATTGGATGCCAGTTCGTGCCCGTGGTTGATCAGCCACAGCTCGAACGGGTGTTCCTTGCGGAGTGTACCGGGAACCTCGGCAATGTAGGTGCGTCGGTAGCGCTCAGGCTCGTCGGACATCTCCATTACAACGGGACGCACTACCAGACGTCGGGGAACAATCTTGCCCAGATACTTTCCGGCAGTGAACTTTCCGGTGTACTTGCCGGAGATGCTTCCGCCCTCCACCTTGCCCAGTTCAAGGGAGTCGGTTATGCCCGGTACCGGAGTGAAATGTCTCAACACCTCTGAGGCGTCGAGCTTGTCGACCGCCTTCAGGATGTCCTTGTGCTTTTTTACCGCGGTCAGAACGGCGGTAATGTCAATAGGTGCTTTAAAATCCATAATAGAATAGTTTAGTGTTACTCATTCTCAAAACTGTTGATCGGGTCTGTGGCGATGTCCGCAAACTTGTTGTCTTCGTTCGCTTCCCGATGGCTGTCGGTACCCGTTCCGGGTATTTTGGCGACAATGTCACGGATAACTTGTACCTTGGCCTTGTTGTCGGCGGCATTCTTGATGCTGTCACTCAGGCTGTCAAGGTCATTCACGACTGCCGTCAGACTGTTTTCGGCAGTCTCCTTGGCAGTGTTGGCGACAGCCAGGTCATTCTCTGCCTTGGCCTTCGCTTCGTTGGCGGCCTTGACGGCGTCATTGATGGCCTGCAGATTCTCTACGGTAAGCAACATCTTGCCGTCTTTTTCCTCAATGCCTTCGCTGTTGAGGATCTGGTTGATGAAAGTAAATTCTTTACGCATAACTGTATTTGAATTAGAAATGTCAGTCTTGTTGCCGGTAGGAAACAGCCCTTTGATACCGTCGATAATCTGGGAGACCAAGTTTTTGTCACGGCCTTCCGGTTCCGGCTTCTCCTCCGAATCGATAGCCGGCAACGGTATACCAAGCGCGGTGAAGCAGTCGGTCATTTCATTGGTCACCTGCGGCTTTTTATGGGTACCGGGAATGATCTTGTCTATGAATCCCCATTCCTTGGCTTCGGCGGCAGGCATCCAGCGTTCCTCTTCCATCAGGGTGATAATCTCCTTCAGGCTTTTGCCGCTACGGTTGATGTACTTCTGTGCAATCATCAGGTCAATGGCTTCCGCGCTCTTCTTCTTGTTCTGCAGTTCCTTGATGGTATCCTCCAACTGGTCCGCATTGAGTTGGCCCCAGATGTCCACTCCCAGGCTGCATTTATGCGCCAGCCACATGCCGTCCTCGTGCATCTCGATGGACTTGGCGCCAAACGCCAATATGGTGGCCGCCGAAGCGTTGAAGCTGATGAACTCCACCGTCACATTGCCGTGCTCGGCCATCAGGGCGGACATGGCGACCGCTTCGGCCACATCACCGCCATAACTGGAAACCTTCAGGCGTACGGGCTGGCCTTTGGCCTTGTCAAGGAAGTATTTCAGATAGTTTTTGTTGTACCAGTAACGGTCAATCGCTCCGAATAATGTGATAACTGTCTCGTTCATAAAACTTATTTTTGCGCAAAGAAAAACGCAAAAAAAACGGTACCCAAGGACATTGGGTACCGTCAGCGGACAGATAAATGTTTGACTGAAAGAATGTTGCGTGTCAGTAAAGGAAGCCGTACGGTTATATTCCCTCCATGTTTTCAATATAGACGGTCGGTTCATCCTGGATGCAGGTGAACGTGAATGAGGTGCCGTTCCGTTCCGACACGGAACGTCCGCTTGTCTTGTTTGTGGCGAACAGCATGAGTGCGTCCTCCTGCCCGCACCAATGGACCGCCCCGTTGCCGTCCACTGCCAGCACATACCACAAGCCACGCTCCAGCATCTCCATCAGCTGATGGTTTGCCGGGGAAAGTTTCGGAATCACCCCTTCAATGGAAACGTTCCAGCAGTCTCCCGCGTCATTCACCTCCTTGTCTTCATTATAGGAATAGGTGTCATTGGCATACACCGGAATGGAAATAATATTCTCCCGGTTGCGGAGTTCCAGATAGTTCAGACCGGCGGCATAGTCCTTACGGATTTGCACGAATGAGGCCGGAGGCACGGCAATCACCTGCAACAATCCTCCGACGTTTTCAAAATCATAATGCATTGCTTTCATAAGCCATTTTTCCCTGCTGGGAAATTGTCCCGAATTCGGACAACTTCCCCAAAATTATACGGTTAATAAAGTCTAAAATCGTGGTATTCTCCACCGTTTTCCTATATCCATGCCGGTTATACTCCCTGCGGATAGTCTCATAAGACCAGGTGTCGTCATCAAAGCCGAAGCTGTTCTGAAAGTTGCGGATGGCGGTCGAGAGTGGGATTCCGATACTGACATGGGTGTCGAGATAGAGGAAAAGCATCTGCTTGATCCGTCTCTCCACCTTGCTGCCGAACGCCACCACTTCGGTATTCGACATCGCCCATCCGTATCGGTAGAAGTCATCACGGCGTATCTCCACCGCCACGTTGGCGGTATATCGTGCCAGGTTCCGGTATCTGTTCTCGTATCGTCCGGGTTTTGCAAGCCTGGAAAGGAAGTCGTTCTGCAGCTCCTTGTCCGGGGACAGATTGACTATTTCTGTCCAAGTGTCGTCCGGGGCATTGAAATTGTACAGCAGGAATTGCTTGACATAAGGCTTGCAAGGGAGCCAACACACAAATCGGTCTTTCTTCGTCATTTAAAGCATTGATTTTTATACAAAAATACGCATATTGATTAATATATTCATCACTCTCTTGTTTTTTATTTCTATTGGAGCAGGCACATTTTGCCCTCTACACCTTCTACACTTTCTACAAAGTATAAAATTACCTATATATCAACAACATAACGGTTTTAGTATAGAAGAAAAAGTGTAGAAAAACCTTCTACAAAGTATCTATTTGTAGAAGAAATACAGAAAAGCAGCATTTTGTAGAAATTTGTAGAAGCTTGTAGAGCATCTTTTTATAACATAAAACACTGATTTATAAAGATGTAGAAAGTGTAGAAAGTGTAGAAGCATTTTTTGCCCCAAAATAAAGCATCTTTTTTGTCTCAAAAAGGCAAGAAAAAAGCCCCTACCTTCACAGGCAAGAGCTTCCGCACAACTATGATAGACATTAAAATTTATATGGAGAAGTTTTGTCCTCCGGCGGTTTATTATCCCGCCCTGCTTCCTCTTCGTCAGGCATTCCCATATCAATGTTGAGATTGATATTATAGTTTGCCATCAGCTCCGTGTAATCGAAGCAGAGGGCCTGCTTGGTCACGCTGGTTTTCTTATAATACTTTTGTCCACCGGCCTCCAGTTCTTTGGTTACTTCTACCCCCTTCAATATGTTCTTGAAACGGACGGAGTTTTGTACCCCCAGGTATTCTTTGGAGTTCTCCAAGTAGAAATTCAACGATTCAGTCGGTAAAGCGGTATCTCCCACCTGCTTGCTGAACTTCTTATACAGCATGAAGATGCGGTCTGTGCGCATACGCAGGATAGGGCGTGGCTGCTTAAAAGCGAGGTCCTTGACCTTGTTTGTCTTCAGCCCAGACAAATAATCAATGCGGAAATCCGACTCTAAGAATATTTCACCGTCCTGCTGCAAATAACTGACCACATTCCAGAAGTTGGCCAGTTCGTTGTTGCTCTTGCATTCACGGTTCTGCCGGATGATGCCGTCCACACAGATGTTCAGCAGCTCCAGGTAAGTAAATGGCACGTCGAGCACCGCTTCAAGCGCGCGGAAGGCGGCCAACGGAATGACCCAGTTCCGCTGGATGCGGTCTTCTATGCTCTCGCCTTTCAAGCGTTCATTCAAATCCCCCATACACTGGCGATAGGAGGACGTGAAATCCGTCTCCATTTTTGACCGGTAGCGCAACAGCTGCAAAGTAAGGTGCGACAGTCCTAAGTCGCGTATTGACTTGCATTGGTCAAATGCCTGTTTCTCAGACGTGGAGAATTCCGTTTTGGTGAAGGTCAAGTAAATCAACCTGGAAAATAGGGCGATGTCAATTGTCGGCATTTCTTGACCGGATAGGATGACACCGCAATCCACGCTCGTAATCTCCCGCTTCTTGTCCCGGTCCATGTTCATGCGGCTTCGGCCGGTTCCGTCCCACAAGCCTTTGAGGAACTCCCGTTTGTCAAGGTCGATGGAATTCTTGTACTCGTCAATATGCACCAGCGCATTGGCGCATTGTGCCACCGCATCTCCCAAGGCTGCAATAGTCGCATTCTGGATGTTTGGCGGATTATTATTGATGATGAAGAACGACATCAGGCTGTGACCGAGTTCTGATTTGCCGCTACCTTTCGGGCCAAACAGATTAAGGATGGGAAAACTTTTAGTTTGCCCCGAAATAATATCCCGGAAAAGGGAAGCGATCAAGAAGCAGATGCCAACCTTAGCATTGTCTCCGAATACACGAATCAACTGTTCGCTGTACACCCTTATGCTGACATTGTTGTACGTGGTGTGTACAAACCTGCGTTCGAACTGAAATAATTTGATGTCATCACGATAAATGGTACTACAACCCGGTAGGTAAAAATTGCCATTCTTCAACCGTACGATACCGTATTCATCCGCGATATGCCACTCCGTATCAAAACATCCGTTACCGAAGGCAAAGAACCCCTGCCGTTGCCAGCCAAGCTGTGTCACCTCAAGTGCAGTCTCGGTCTGTTCGTAAAGGAACATCTTCAGCTTTGTGAGTTCTTTTTCAGTGGCCAGCCAGATATAATTGCCGAGGCCTTCTACCTTTTGCTTGAACTTGGACAATGACACCAGGTCTTCTTGTTTCATCTCTATGATTTCCTCTTGCATGTTTTGGTTCTTGATTCGGTAGAGACGTTTGGGCAGGAGGGAATCTTTGATGTGGAATAGAGGCAACATGGTGAAATTGCTCCATTGCACAGCTTTCCCACTGTCCCCAGCCAATGCAAAGTAAGCATTGTATTCTTCATAGAAGCCATATTTTTGATAAAGGTCACGGTCTATCTTTTTGCTCTCATTAATGACTTGCTTGGCTTTATCAAGCTTCTTGGCCCGGTTGATGGCCGTTTGCCACAACTTCTTGTCATCATAGAATGACTGGAGCTGTTTGAGGTACATGGACTCTTTGACTTCGTCCTTCACCATGACCACCATGGAGCAGATGGTGCTGACAGCATCGCTTCGCTCTTCGGTGGTATTGATGTCTTGAAATATATATGAAGCATACCATGGAATGAAATCTACCTCTTTCAGTTCTTGAAACTTCTGAATGCTCGTACAGTAGGTATCCGGATCATTCTTGCTCTGCGCTTCCCCAAGTGGTATCTCTTTGACCGATACACCAAACCCACACTTCATCGCCTGCAATCCGTTACGCATCACGTTGCGAATGCCGGCACCCAGTTTCTCACCTTTATCTGGGTTGGGCGGGTCCGCATCCGGAAGGAAGCAAACTTTAGTGGCGTACTTCTTCAGTTGCTCCATCTGGCTTTCAGTCCAATCGCCTCCAAGAGGGGCAACAGCGTTGTTGACACGAATACGCTGAAGCTGCATCGCATCGGGCGCCCCTTCCACCAAATAGAATTTATCTTCTTTGGCAGCCTGGCGTATGGTCGTATCAATTCCGAAAATTGAATCACGTTTATGGTAGATTTCATTTTCAGCCGAATTGATATACTTGGCCACCTTCTCACCGGACATGTCACGTGCGGTAAAGCCTATAATCCGTCGAAAACGGTCGCGTATGGGAATAACTATGCGGTTACGGTAACCATCGAAAGTCCTAATCTCCGTCCCCCTTTCTTTAGCCTTTTCCTTGTTGTCCGATAGCAACCCCATCTCCTTCATCAAGTTTATGGAAAGACCAGCCGATTGCGCGAAGTTCAACAAATCATCCCATTTGTCGGGCGCAAACCCAATGCCCGTCTCTTCGGCATACTCCAGCCCCCAGCGCCCCTTGACATATTCGGCGGCAGCCTTGTTGGCCGGGTCCAGCAGATTCTGGCGGAAATGCTCCGCGCACCGCTGGTTGATTACGAACATCGACTCGCGCTTCATGCGTGCCTGTTCCTGCTCGGGAGTCAGCCTCTCTTCCTCGACGGTTATGCCGTATTTCTTGCCGAGGTGCCTGACGGCCTCCGGATAGCTCATCGTCTCGTGCTCCATCAAAAAACCGACGGCGTTGCCGCCCTTGCCACATCCGAAACAGTGCCAGGTGCCGCGTGCCGGGCTCACGAAGAAACTGGGGGTCTTCTCCTTATGGAAAGGGCAGCACGCCTGGTAATTTACTCCTTTCTTCTTCAGATCGACGTAACCGGATATTACATCCACAATATCAGCACGGTCTAAGATTTGTTCTATGATTCTTTCGTCTATCATTGTATATTATATTCGGGTACTACCTTCTAAGGATGACAGTACCTTGTTCTTCGATATAATAGCTGCATATATCATACAAGTCAAACTCACACAAGCATGAATACACGCATTTCATGAAAAGGCCATAGTTCTCCGGACTGACCTTTTCAAGTACCCGGAAAGATTCACCGGGCAGCATCTCGTACAGATCGATGAATACTTTGTCATAGTATTCCGTCAACCTCTCCATTCCTACCAGCTCTATATAAGACTGAATCCAGGATCGACTATCGTCCGGAAGATATTGAAGCAAGTCCATGTTTTAAACATTGAAGGGTACAAAGGAATTGTTTTATAGGAGAGTTATCAAGGACGTTATCTGCTCCTACAGTTCCCGCGTTTCCTTCAGACTTCCAATGAACAAGTTCATCAGTCTCGCATATAGTCCGGAAGCTTCCTTCAGATTATCTGGATTCTTGCCGGTAAGATGTAGTGTTATCTTATCCTTGGAGTAGTCCTGGCATATAGCCAAGTGCAGTTCCCGGTTCCGGTCATCAACTACCGAGACCTTCACTTCCTCCACCACGCTGCCAAGTTCTGAGGCATCCAACCACAAATATGACTTTTCATCTGTCTTCAGATGGCAGTAGCGGTGTACCTTGCCACTTTTTCTGATTAACTCCACTTCGACGATTGTCGCTACCTGATTGGTACGCAGGATGCGTACTTTCTGACCTTTCTTCATTGATATTTCTTTTTTATTCATTACTGATTTGTTTTACGCTAATAAATAATCTATTGTTATTAAAAACTCATATGCTACTCGCGGGTCAATCGCATTTCCGAGGGCGTGAGTTCTGTCCATCCAATTGGGAATCCCATAAACCACTCCATCCAGCCCGGAGTAATATCGGAGGGATTGAACCCAGCTCTCGAAATGTGTGCAGTCAGGTAATTGCTTTTTCGTTTGTCTGAATGCTTTAAAATGCTCTCCCGACGTAACTTTATCCTTTTTGCTTCCGAAGCTGTTAAGGCAGGCAACAATCCAAACTCGCTTCCTTTCTTGAAAAGAGTCCTTACCCGCAGCTGGAACAATAAACGGTTGTACTTCGTAGCCTTCACTTTCCAAATCAAAGCACACTTGCTCGAAGACCACTCCGTCTGCGTTACTAATAAGTCCGAGAACATTTTCAGCGACGACCCATGTCGGCCGACATTCTTGTATAACTCGATACATTGGCGGCCATAAAAAGCGGGGGTCTTCTTGTCCCTTTTGGAGTCCGGCATTACTGAACGGTTGACAAGGGAATCCTCCGGCCACAACATCAACGTTGCCTCTATATTTCTTTGCATTGATTTCATTTACATCTCCATATTTGGGTACACCAGGAAAACACTTCTTTAAAACTTGCAAACAAAACTCATCTATTTCAGACTGAAGTAAGATATCCCATCCGAGGACATCGGCTGCCAAGTCAAAACCACCAATGCCGGTGAATAGGCTTATCATCTTTCTTGTTTTATTCATTACTACTTAGTTACTCGTTAAATGACTACCATCACATTCCTTTTTATAATGAATATAGTATCCGTTATATAGTATGTGATTGCTTTCCTTTCAGCATCTCTCAGCAAGTCTTTTTTTAAGATTTGATAATATGAGTTGGTGCACTCTGCGTAAACCATGACTTCTCGTACCCTTTTTAAATCATCCAAAAAAGATTGCGGATTATGCTTTTTTATTAACTTAGTTTTCATCTCCTTTTTTATATTTCATCTCAAATACTTTTTTTACAGTATCGCAGATAATGGCCACTATAGGTATTGCACAAACAAGCGCACAGCTAATCCCTCCCCAATCCATTGTTCTATATTCATATTTATTCGATTACATTACAAAACATACACAACTATATGCTCCACTTTCAGGTATTCCCCCGAAGTCAACCCTGATACACAATTCTCCACAAATGACAAATGGCTTATCGCTCATCACCTTGCCATAAACACCATAATGTTCGTGAAATACCTCAGAACCCGGTTTCATTGAGTCCAGTGCCTTTTTCATTTTCTCGGAGGTATAAACGGTTATCCATCTGTTTGCATAATTGTAATAAAGCAGTCCGACACCGAGAGAATCGCACATCTTCAATACAGTTTCTTCCACCTGCTGCCTGCTAAAGACAACGCTGGTCTGTAGCTTCTGCACCTTAACGTCCGGAAATTTCTTTTTGAATGTTGTTTTCGTTACCATAAATCTTCATTTTTTATTAGTTCATCTGATTCAAAAGTGCTATTAATGCAGTGCCGTGTTTCAGGGTCACAGCTTAATTCTTCATCAGCGCAATGGCTACACAAGGTGTGGGTTTCATCTATCCACCAACAATTGCCTACTCGTGGATTAAAGCAAGGATCGTCATCGGTACAACCACAAATACGGCAAACACCTTTGGTTAATTCATTCTCATTCATACTTTAAAAATAATGGTGTGATGTACATGGGGGTGGAAATTTTTGCTTGGTAGAATACCCCATCAGCTCCAGGTTAAAGATGTCCTCTCCGATTTCTTTCCACGCCGAATATACACCATACATACATTCACGCGCATAGAAAGACGGCTTGTAGGGGTCGCATACGCAGATTATCTGCACATGTGATTTTCTGTTGTATGATACCAGCTTCGTTCTGGAATCATCAAATAAATCTCCAACGACATGTTGGCCAGGACGGATATTGTAACAGTAACTGTTTTCTTGATATACGTCAAGGGTCTCCCAAGGATATGTCGGGAAATCTGTCATTTTCAAATCTCTCATATTACCGCATATTAGATAGACAACCAATTGCAAATCCTATTATCCCAATATTTATCATCAAGACGACAATATCAAAGAGAAAGAGAATTCGGTAAGAGCCAGATGCTTTCCGCATTGCCCAGACACATAGTATCAAAGTGACCACCAGCGCAATCAGCGATGTCCATAAAAAAACAACTGTCATCATCAACCTATCTTTACTGATTCATTATGACCATGGCATTGATAGCCCTGGCCATCGCTTCATTGACACACTCCTTGTCCGGCTCTTCATACTCCAGCAATACATCCACTTGCGTATCGCCGTTGGCATCTACATGTCTGGAACCGATTTCGACATTCACCGGAACCGCCTCTTCGTGCACTATCTCGATAAGGTATGCAAGAACCTTGTTGTGCATTGTCAGATTTTCACTCGTCAT